GGCACAGTTGTAAATACGTGCATTGTTTATTTCAATTGGTTTACCTGCGAATTGTAATGAGCGCATTGATGGTAATATTTTCTTATCATAAACTAATTCATACGCTTTTTCAATATCTTCTTTTAAATGCGGAAACTTAGATATATGCATATCCTTATTTCTCGTAACAATTTCTTCCCATGTTTCTCTTCTTTGTAATTCGGGGTTAAATTTAGCATACTTATTGTATACTGTAATGTCTGAAAGAATACTCACCGAAGGATGAACAGAATGTTTTCCTTTACTCATAGCTGATTAAATTTTTATGTTTGATTTTTTAAATGTGCCAATAAATACAATATATACACCATTAATCTGAATTGAGAATAAAATTCTTTAAGAAATCTTTCTCATCCCTATCTAGCGCATTGTAATCACCTGGCTTTTTGGAAACTCCGTTTTGGGGAGTTTCTATATCAAGGAAATCCTCGTATATCTCTATATGTCCTGTTGAAGTATCTATTTTAGAAGCAAAAGTCATACCATCTGCTCCTAATCTATTCTTCATAATGTGCCAACGCCCCGTACCCTCTAATTTATCTTTTCTGTTTCTTGCTAAAGAAACCACTATATCTCCAATCATTAGTTTTGAGTATGAACCCGCTATATTATCTCCCTCAATAATATCACTTTTAGCCCCTGTTCTGTTTGCTTGTGAAGGTGTTACAATAGGTAATCCTAACTCACGAGCTAATCCTCTAACACTTGTATATATGTCTTCAGTTCCTTCAAGCCTATCTCTAGCTGAGTTTTTAAGTAGGTCTATATAGTCAATGAATATAATATCGGGATTGAATTCATATTGGGTTTTTAATTGTTCAATATGTTGTTCAATACCATCTAATGTTGTTTTACCTGATGGAAATTCTTTTACTTTAATTTTACCAGGTAAACTTTCTACTATTTGCTCTACTTCAGCTCTATGTTTTGTAATTTGATCTACAGGAACATTAAGCAAATTAGCGTCAATACGTCTTGCAACATATGTTTCACTTAATTCTAATGTATAATACAATACATTAAATCCTAATTTAGCAGCATGAGCAGCCATTGCTATAATAGCCCATGATTTACCACCACCAGGATTACCAAATACGATCGCTAATTCACCTTTACCTACACCACCTTGAGTAATGTTATTAAATGTATCCCAAGGGAATGGAATTGGTGATCTGTTGTCTTCACGATAACGTGTTTCTACATCTTTTTCGTATTCGTGTCCAATTGATCTTACTTCACCTATTTTAAGTGCATTAAGAATAATTTGACGAATAGAATCAAAATCATTTGTAACAAGCAAATCTGCTGATGTTACAATTGCTTTTTTCATTTGTTGGTTTTTACAAAAACCTAAAAATTCATCCTTAATGTATTGGATATCCGTTTGTTCGGATTCACGATAGGCTTGAACTAATTGTTCTTTAATTGCAATCTTAAGTACTTCATTATCTATTTTTTGTACTTCAACTTTGATTGCATCCATTGAAGGCACAGTGTGATACTTATTAAAATATTTAAGTATCTCTTTAATAATCCATTGATGAGACGTGTTTTCAAAGTATTCATCGCTTAATGATTCTGAAATTGTAATTAAAAAATCTCGATCTGTTAGTAGGGCACCCATTACTTTTGTCTGAAATGTTGGCCCGTACTGAGATAGTTTGCTCAGTGTAGTCATAACTTTTATTTAAATTGTTTTTAATTTATAAATACCACACGGTATTGTCTACCGCTAGGATCAGCTGCTTGTAATTCAGCTGCTTTGGCATCTGCCTCTGCTTCATTATCGTATTCATAAATAGGATCTTCCGGAGCGAGTCTAGCTACCCAAATTTGGTCGTTTCCGGGGATAAATTGCATTTGTACTTGATACATGGTATTATTTTTTACGGATCTAAATATATTATTTTAATATAAGGGATCCAAAAGTTTCTGAGAGCCATGAATGTGTATTGCCAATTGAATTTTTTAATCCATCTGCTTCATACAACATCATAAATCCTCCTATGTTTAGATTAGTAATATCTTCATTTAATGACTCAATTATACTTTTTTTATCAGGTTCTGAAATGTTAGGTTGTCTAAGATTCATTAATTGATAATTAATATTTAATTGGTGTTTAAATTCTAAAACACTACTATATAAAGCATTACCTCCTAAATTGTCTTCACTAATAGCATATATGTCTTCTATACTATGCTCTTGTTCATCGCCTAATGGAAATAATTTAATTGCTTTTTTAGGACCTATTCCTCGCACCCCAGGAAGATTATCTGAATTGTCTCCCATTAATACTTTATAAAGTAGAAAATTATTAGGATGAACTTCAAATTCTTCTATTACGTCTTTTACTTTATATGTCTTACGTTTGGTAGGTGAGTAAACAGATGTTTTTTCACTAATCAATTGATAAAAATCCTTATCAGCAGACATAATTGTAACTTCTTTGCATGTATTATCTTTTTCAAAATAATCAGCAATAAGTCCTATACTATCGTCTGCTTCAATTTTATCTATTGATATTAAAGTAACAGGAAGCTGTTTTAAATATTGTATTAAGCGAGTCATTTGTCCCACCATAGCTTCACTTTCATCCGATTTATTCTCAAACATATCCCAATTAGTAACACGGGTAATATTTCTATTTCCTTTATACGCTGGGTATAGATTTTTCTTGTTATTAGTGCTGCCTAATCCATCAAATACAAGTATTACTCTAGTAGGACGGAATGTTTTAACAGCATATCCAATACTTCTTAGATATCCTACAAGACCACCAATGTGGTGGCCTGCAGGATTCATAAGATTAATAGTAGAGAAACTACGTATAAAAGTATTCATAGAATCCACTACAAGTATTCTACTATTTCTTGTTGGTTTTTCGCCTAATGAATTAATTATCTGGTTTAGAAATTGTTTATCAAACATTATTCTGGTTCTTGTCCAAATCCTACATCATCAATAAGGTCATCTCTTTCCTCTACAATATCAAAATCACTAGTACCAAGTTTTTCTAACCATTCTTTTGAATGTTCTTTTTTATAATCATCAATGGCTTTTTTATCATCATCAATAAAACCATGAACAGTCATGATAATACTTCCTTTTGATGATACTCCATTTACGTGATTTTTTTCAACTTGTATTTTAGTACGTTTAGCAAATTCAACGTCTTTACCGTTTTTAGTTGCCTTAATTTTGTTTGTACCTGCATTTGATACATTACCAAAAGTAATAATCAAAGTAGCATCATACCACATTGCCATTCCACCCTTATTCATCATTTTAGGTTGTGACATTGGTGTTTCTGCTTTTTGTGTCCAAACTTTATTAACACATACTAATGTATTTGTATAGGGGTAAGATTCTTTACGTGATAATAGAATCTTTTGGTTTACACCGTTAGCAAATTGAGTTGACATTGCACCAGCAATCCACTCGTTATTATTTTTTCCTGAGTTAAGTGACATCTGGCATGTTATACTTCCAATTGAATCCCAAAGGAATAGTAAATCATGTGGTAGATTTCCTTTCTTTTGTTCATCTAACAAATCAGAAATAAAAGATGCTACATCTTCAACTGTGTTCAGATTACTTCTATCAGCAAATATAAAGAATCCTTTAAAATCAGATACTTCACCATCTTCATTTGCTACTTCATCAAACTGTAATCCCATTTCACGAGCATGTTCCCAATTCCATTTCATCTCAGTGATAAGGAATACAGGTAATATACCCATTTTTTGAGCGTTAACAGCTGCTTCTAATAATGCTGTTGACTTACCTGTATCCGAGTGACCACGTAACAAAGTTATGTGGCCCATCGGAATACCAGGTATAGAAGTAACGTCTTGAAAAGCTTGTGATAGAGGAATCCATTGTTGTTCTTTAAACTTAACGGCAGTTGTTAGATATTTAGATTGCTTAAAAGAATCTAAATTAAATGCTTTACCTGCAGAACTTTTAATGGCAGAAGATGCTGCCTCATTTAAACTTTTGCTTTTAGCCATAATTAGTCGTTAAATAAGTCATTGAATTTGTCTGCTTTGGATTGCTTAGCCTGCAAGTTAAAATTTTGTTCTTGCTTTTTTTCCCAAGGCAAATCACCTGCTTCTTCCTCTTCTTCATCTTTAGCAACAATTGGTTCTTCAGTTTCTTCCTCAGGATTAGCCCATTTTTGGAAGATTTCATTCAAGCTTTCATAAGTGTGATGCTTATTAATAGCAAGAATATCTGGCTGTTCTTCAAGCCATGTATTAACTGAAGAAGCATCGTCAGTAAGCGGAGTAGTTTTTACACGTGGGGTAAGGTTACATTTAATACCTTTGCGACCTGCAATATCTGCTTCGACAGCTTCAATAACGAAATCACGACCATCTTGAATATCGGTATAATCACCGTAATCTTCATTCATGGCAATGTTCATAAGTTGTGTGTAAAGTTCTTTACCAAATTCCCATAAACGAACGCCCATCTGTTCTTCACCACGAACAATAACAGGAGCAAATACTCTCATTTTTGGAGTAATTTTCTTTGCCATCTGCCAATGGTCAGGATTGTCTGATTTGCGAAGTTTTTGAGATGCTTCAACAATAGGATCAGCTTCACCCCAGTTAGTTAACGCAAGGATAGGTCCTTTTGTGTAACCATAGTGAAAATAGATTTCACGGAATGGAGTTGATTTGTTGTACTTAGAAGGAACAATACGAATCTGGTATTTACCAGCTTTTGGTTTCCAGAAAATCTTTGTGTAATCGATTTTCTCTCTTTTTTCTCCTTTGCTCTGGAAGGAGTCCAGTTTGTTTTTGATTAATGATAAATCCATAACATTTTTTATTTTGTGACAATAAATATAAGGAATCAGAATCAGGTATCCAAGTTAGATTTCAACAATCCTATAGATCTTGGTATGTACGCGTCTTAAACCACCATCTTGAGTAAGTAATATGGTGTTTCTAAAATCAGGCCAATTAACTCTGTAATTGGTATCTAGTATGCCTTGGTTTAGTTCTCTAATTAATGCATTAAGTGCATTGATTGTATATAATGTATTGCTTTCCTTTTTGCGGTGCAACAATATTGTGTTAGGAAGCGCGTTTTGTGAATTAGTATTTACAACATCAATATTATAAGTCAATATTAGCTCTTCAGTATCAGGAGATTCTAATATGAATATTTTATTATATAGGATAGAATAGCGAGTGGTTAAACTGTTAAGTATCTCCTCTAATCTGTTGTGCTCAATAAACGTGCAAAATAATTTATTTCCTGCCATTTCGTCAATAACAATGTTATCAAATTCATAACTGGTCATAAATATTGGGGGTTCCATCGTAACCATTAGTTTTTAGTTTAAGTTATTATAGTTATTACCTGTTTTAATACGTACAGGATATTGAAGTTTAGCGATTATTTCGTCGATTTTCTGCGTTTCTTCACGCGATACATCAATGAGTATGGAATCATACGTGTATAATACTATACGTGATTTTAACGGTCTAAAATCGTTGAATAATGAATGAAGTTGCATGACATTCTGCGAAGTCTCATAATTCTGAATGTAGTAATTTAGTACTTTTTGTGGATTGGGGCTGTCAATATCTTTTAGTCTGAAACGTTTACCTGAGGGAGTCTCAATGTATCCACCATAATTGATTGTGTCCCACAAATCATCTGTAAATGCTGCTACTTGTTTAAAGAAGGGTTTATTGCTGTGTTCAGCCCATACACCTCCGTAAATTTGTTTAAATGTTAATTCTTTAGCTTCTTGTGGTGTAACATTAAGAACTGTAGCTAAAGTTTCATATGTGCTTTTATTATGTAAAAATGGAAAATTAACTAATTCACCTAATAATCGGGGGTGATACCCTTGAAAGTCAACTTCAATAAATAAATCATTATGGGGAACGAAACATTCACGTTCGCCATTTTCTTTATTTAAAGCAGCATAATTTATACTGTTAAAGGCGTTAGAAGGCCGACCAGTAAGAGTATATAAATTATAAGAAGTATAAGCAGTTCCTTGTTTGACTGAAAAATGCGGCGTAGTGTGGTTTTCATGGTACTTAATAAAACATTTTTTATCTAATTTAATTCCCTCTTTCTCTATTTTAAAAAATACATCAACTATTTTATATGTGAACTCGTTATTTTTACTTAAATATGGTTTTACTATTTCATAAATATTTTCACAATATTCATAATGTTTAGAAATCGGAATAAGCTCATTAACATTTTTTAAAGAGCCGTAATCACGG